ATCCACCGAGCATTTAAAGCTTTCGCTCACCACTTTGTGATTAGAATCGGAATCGAACCGATACCTCGAAGGCTCCACACTTCTGATACAGGTCTTTAACTTTCAACCTGCGGTGGCGGCACAGCCCACCTAGTGCTCTCCAATTTACACTATCTAATCATCAGTACACCTGGTTGGATTCGAACCAACGTAAACCTATTCGGCTTCCTCCATGTAAAAGAGGCACTCTCCCACTGAGTTACAGGTGCATATTGAGTGTGGGAGTGGATTCGAACCACTGATGAGCTTTCGCTTACAGATTTGCAGTCTGTACCATTCGACCAACTCTGGCACCCACACATTTATTATTTCAAAGAACTGGACATAAAAAAAGCCCTAACTTGTGCAGTTAGGGCTTTCCAGTGTTTATGTATTGTATCTATTTATGCTTTACAATAATTAACGCCATAGCCCGACTGCCCTAGCAACACCACGCTGGTAAGTAGACATAAGACTAATATTGTAATTGTAGTAAACATAATTTTTTTATTCTTTCTATTAAATATGGTACAAATATACAAAAGTTATTTGGATAATGCAAGTCTTTTTGAAAATATTTTTGAAATTCCTTTATTTCGTACTTAAAAATGGTTAAATATGTTACTCTTACTCGTCACCTAAAATTTTAGATACTGATGTTTTAGACCACATTTTACAAGACCAATATTTTGGGGTTGTCCTGTCCTTTGCGTCCGAACATTTATGTCTCGCTCTAAATGCTTTTCTCCTTTCTGGGTCATCTCTTTTTATCTCCATATTAGGGTCACCGAAATTAACCTTAACCACATTACCTTTAGCGTTTTTAACATAAACTTTGAATTTCTTGACATCATCCTTAGTCGGTTTACCCAACTCAACCTCTTTACCCTTATATTCGGCTTCATTTAGATTTACGTTTTCAACGGCTCCGTACTCATCTGTATAACCACGTTCGGTCTCTCCATCATAACTATCATCAGCATTAGATTCCAAAAAATGGTATACTTCCTCAATGTCATCGGATGATGTTGCAATATGGTCTACCGCCCAAGCGTGACCATTAGCAATCAGGCTATCAATTTTAGTTTTGTCCATCCCCAGTAGTTCACTAGCAGCATGGTGAATAGTTTTAAGGTTTTGCCAAAACATATAATTATGACTTTCACCCATTTCACCACCCTCTTCTTTGGTTAGTTTATCCCACTGCTTTTTGTCTGGGTAATCCTTATCATTAGGTTTTGCTGGTGACCCACCTCTATCTCTTTTAGCGTGAATATTAGCCCACAACCCTTCAGAGTTTTCAACTAGGTGATTTTTATCAAAGTTTATAACTTGGTCTATTAATCTTCTCATTTCACTACCCATAACTTACATTTGTATATAAATATAATGGTTTTTCGTGAAAGTTCGTTAGGTTTTATCTATTTCTCTATAATTCTCGAACACTCTTGTATCATCTTATCGGTACCTGACTGAATATAATAATCATCCATATCGGTTACCCCTCTATGCTCTAAGTATTCTTTAAACCCTTGAAGGGCTTTACCAAGTTCTCCACCTGTCAGGCCGAAAGTGTCCATAACTGTCTTACCATTGAAAATGGTTGCAGCATACTTCTTCTTTGAGACCTCGTAATCAATTCTTGCAAGTTCATCCAAAAGACCAGCTTCTGGGAAGAACCTATCAATCATAGACAAGTACTTCGTAGTATCCTTCTCGAATACAAACTCGTGGTCTTCATCTGCGACATTAGCATCCATCCACTCAAGGAACGTCATATAGGAAGCTCTCTTAAGGTTACGCTCTCTGTTAATTCGGTTCAACTCTGAAGGTTGGAACTTTTGCCAGTTGAAATATGGTGATTCGGAGATGAACTCAAAAATCTCTTCCAGAGTGTCAAAACCTTTCAACCATCGTCTGTAGTCCAATCCCAAGAATTCATAAATCTTTGGGTAGTCCTTAGAAATCGGAATGTCGAATTTCTGGGAATAATTCTTCCCAGCGAATACCCTCATAAACAAATCAGTTTGCCCGTATTTTAAACTATATTTTATTCTCATCTTCTTTATATTTCCAAACGAAACCCCTACAAGTTTTTAACCTGCCGTTACAACAACCCCTACAATATACCCCCAATTCTCGCTCAACTTCTTTAGTGGAGTCCCATTCTCTAACAAATTCACCGTCCAACGTATACTGTAGTACGGTTTTCTTTAATTTACTGGTTCTACTAAGCTTATCTCTAACATCTTGAGTGTGCTTCTTACCATAAAATGGGTTATCAGACCCAAATCGACTCACACCATACATTCCATTATTTTGACCACTAGATAATTTAGACCTAGTAATCAACCAATCAGACCATTTATCCTCAATTTCATCTTCTGATAAACCCTTATCACGCCAAGCATCTCTAATTGTTTTACCATACATAGGGTTACGCTTACCTGATGTAGAGTTAGACATCTTTGATTTAGCCTCATCGGTATGTATCAAACCTAACGAGCCACCCCCACCATCAGTTATATTATACCCAATGGTAGTACCACTTAATTTAGCAATCCAGAATACTTCCTTCACATTTAATTCATCTTTATCAGCACACACCTCTAAAATTTCCTTACTAAAGTTTTCAACACCATACTTCTTAATTGCCCGTTTTAGTATTTTACCAGAACCTAAATATTTAGGGTCATTATTAGCGTCTTGCCCAATATAATATTTACCATTAGTCTTATTTGTCGTCTTATATATTACCATAATAGTTCTTTTATAATAAATATAAACCAAAGGTCAAGAAGGACTATGATACACTAAAATAAATCATCTGTATCTACTTCCCCTGAGAAGCCGTGAGCTAACCTACCAATAAAGTTACCTAACCCAAAATTATAAAACATAGAATACGCCTCAAAATCACCATCACTACACATAATAAAGTCTATCTGTACGTCTCTATAATCAAATGACCAGCAATTACCGTTATGGTATATCTCATTAGGTTCGAAGGTGGTAGTAATGTATTCCCTAATATCAGGAGGTGTCATAGGTGTACTCACTATTATATCTATGTCGCCATGGGATTCCTTATTTTCATGACATAAGACCAACCGATTCTCAATATTACCCAAAGTGAGAATGTTACAAATCTCCATAGAAATCTGTCTATATTCTGGATTATAAACCCTAACAGTTTTAATTGATTTTAATGCATTACCTCCCATCTTATTCACTTTATGGTACAAAGATACTAAATTATTACGAGAATTACAATATATTGACTCGTAATTACGAGTCAATATATTCATAATACTTGGATTGCCCAATACCCATCTTAAGTAAAATTTCACGTATTGGTAGTTTCTCGACAAACCTCAACCTCTTTAACTCATCTATCTCATCATGAGATAATGATTTATAGCATTTACTATCCTTACCTTTACCTATTTTACGTTTTTCGTGTATTTTATTTATGTGTTCCCTACTTTTGGTGTAATCGTACCCCCTCAGTTTAACGTTAGCGGATTTCAAAGCATTTCTAACTACTTCATATGACATACCCCCCTTTTTACTTATTTTACGTAAAGATAAGCCAGACTCATAATCATCGACTAACCCCTTAATATCTTCTACAGTTAGATGAAGTTTATTTGTTGGTGGTTTACGTTTGGGGGTTATTCCGTTTTCTATTAAAATTCGTTTAACTTTATTTTCATTTAAGGATAATTTGTCTGCAATATGTTTTAGGTACCACCCATCACCATATAACCTAATAATTTCATTTATAACATCACCCCCTAATTTTATATAATTACTCGGTGGTTTATTATTAGTCAATATGTTAGTTAGACTACCAGAACCGTTACACCTCCTACCAATTAAATTTATCAATTTAGTTTCTAATGCGTAGGCTTCCTCTTCATATAGATTGGTTTTAACTTTTATTATTTCGGGTTTTAAACCAACATCATTTATTTTTTCTAAAACTCTATATTTAAAAACGTTTGGGGTCTCTTCCTCGGTTTCAGTCAAGTGTTTTAGATGTCTATTACCACAACTCTTACCAACATAAATAGGTTCATAATTGAATCGATAATCATTAAATACGTAGACCCCTTCTTTCCTTGGGTCTAGATAGATATAAACATAATACTTCTTTTCCATACATATAAATATGTGGAAAATCAGTAAAAGTCGAATATTAAATTCTAGTTACCTAGGTCGTTGAAACTTAGGTAGTTAAGGTTAGAGTCGAAATGTTCTCCGTCCACAAACATCAGGTCTATTTGGATTTCCTTGTAGTCAAAAGACCAGCAGTTACCGTTATGGAATATTTCATTCGGCTTGAATGTGCTTTCGATGTACTGTCGCTTATCCATGTTTTCATTACCCTTAGTGGATATTAGGATATCGATATCACCGAAGGTTTCCTTCTTGTGGTAATATCTAGGCACCTCAGCTTGGTCGAACGTTCGCCTAAGTATCCTCAACAGCGCTGAAGAAGCCTTACTGAACTCAGCTTTAGTGTATCTTCTAGTAAATGTGTTTCGTAACGCTCTACCACCAATGATTTCTAGGTTTTAGTTTAGGTTCTTTAAGGTTTTACTAGTCTTATGTATACCAACACCAACAGCATTGGCAATCTCTACGATTGTTAGACCTTCACCCCTTAATTTAACCATTTTGTTAATAATTCTTTTATCTAATGGTTTAGCGAAGTTACCACTTTTTTTTGTAATATGCAAATTATAATCAGAAATTTTTCTCCTGATACATGAAATGCTAACTTGAAAATCTTCGGCAACCTCTTTAATCGTTTTATCTTTCAGCTTACTTTCTAAAATATTTTTATCTATATGAATATAGCTAGAACTAGTGTCACCAGTTAATTTACTTCTAGTTTCGGACATTTTAGTTATTGTTTCATCCGAGTATACGTTAGTTTTATATTTATTCCAAGGTTCCCTACCTATTTGAGATTCGCTCATTTTACGTCTAGACTTTTCAGTATGGGTCTTACCATAGAAGTGATTATTTTCACCACTCAATTTATTGATTATGTCTGGTAGGTTAGGGTTCATAGTATAGGTATCACCACCACTCCCACCTAAAGCTATATTATAACCAATGGTGGTAGCACTTAACTTATCAATCCAATATATCTCACACTCATTTAACTCTTTTTTAGTGTCACAGGTTTCAATTACTGTCTTTTTGAAGTTTTCTATACCATATTTATTGATTGCCCTACTCAAAATTAACCCAGAACCTAAATAATCTGGATTATTTTTAGAGTCTTGACCTATATAAATTTTACCATTCACTAGATTTGTCGTTTTATAAATTATCATATCACATCTCTTTAATGTAAATATGTATCTACTAGTGAAAGTATTTTTTAAACGGTCTCATTTAATCAGATGCTCAACCTTATCACATGGTACACATGTAACCCCAAGACCAGTGGTACTAAAACTAAACGTCCTACGTGATGCTACAACGCCATAGCACAACCCAGTTCTACTATCTTTGACATATTTAATGTCCGTTGCATCAATATCAACGTTTCCAGATGTGTTTACACTACAACTGGTAAACAATACAGCGCATAGCGCCAAAATCCCTAACTTTTTCATTCTATCCTTCCTTTTTTAATTAATTCGTGAATATATCTTGCGTGCGCTTCGTTCTGTCTAATAGCTTTTACCGCGTTATTACCATGGTCAATATTATCGTGACTATCTCTAGCATAACCTATCGACATATGATAATCAAAATAGGGGTCGCTTAACCCCAATTCGGTTCGTATCGTATCGAATTGTTTTCTCTCTTCCTCTGGTACGATTAGCCACCAATGGGTGGCGTCCGTTTTAGCGTCAACACTTAAGGTAACGTTAACCTTCTTACCGTTCCACGTCTTCTTAACTTCTTCCCACTTACCGTTGGTGTCACTCTCCCTATCGTTGATGAAGGATATATGGCTGAATCTAAGGGGTTCCGCTAATGGTAGGTTATATCGTTTATTTATAAACCATGCGTAATAACCGCAAAGGTCTGATTTAGGGAACTTAACCATCGCCACGCGCTTCCAACTACCTTGAGCTTCATGCTTTTTGGTGCGATTTTCAGGGTCGAATTCTATTACCCCAGTTACTGTTATAGTATTATCCCCAGTCACCCTTTTGATTAATATTCAACAAATATACAATATTTATCCGACTTTTCCAAATCTTTCTCATATTTATAGTAAAGCAATAGATTTACAATGGAAAAGAAAACGAAAGAAATAATGTTCAACGTAAGAGTTGAACGAGAGCTAAAGGATGCATTTATAAAGCACTGCAAAGATAATGGATATTCCATATCACAGAGACTAAGAATATTATTAAAGAGAGATATCGATGGAGAATAAAACATGCAAAAAGTGTGGGTCAGATAAACCACAGTCTGACTTCGGAAGAGATAAGAGTAGGGTAGATGGTTATAGTTACGTTTGTAAGGTGTGTAAAAATAGGTATAATAAAACTTACTACAATTTAAACACCGAAGCTAAACGTGATTACTATTTAGAAAATAGAGAAGGTATTAGTAATAATAATAAAGCTAAATACTATGAAAATAAAACTTTTTATTCTAATAAAAACCGTAAGTATCGTAATAACAGGTTAAAGAATGACCCATTATTCAAATTGCGATATGATATTAAGGGTACTATACGTGACGCATTTAGGTCTAAAAATAAAGTTAAGGTCGGTTCAAGTTTAGACATTCTAGGGTGTTCAATAATCGAATTTAAGGCTCATCTGGAAGCTCAGTTTGAACCGTGGATGAACTGGGATAATAAAGGTCTATATAATGGTGAATTGAATTATGGTTGGGATATTGACCATATCATCCCAACTAGTTCGGCAATAACGGAAGAAGATATTATTAGGTTAAATCATTACACCAACTTGCAACCACTATGTAGTTACATTAATAGATACGAAAAAAGGGGTAACGTTTTATGCTAATCTTTTTCCAGTTAAAAATTCCCTTAAAAAGGCGTTCTTAGGACCTCCCACTTTTTCAACCCACTTCTTATAGTTTCGTGCGTTATCATCTTCCCAAGCTTTAATAGTTTCAGCATTTGGTGTGTAATTTGGTGCGTATGGTTTAGGTGTCGGTTCGAATGATGGGTAGTCGTCCTTTAGGAAGACTCTTTCATCTGCAATGAAACATATCGCTGTCATAGCATTGTTGAGGTCTGGTTCACAGAATGTATCAACGTGAACACCATTATCACGCAACTCAATTAAGTGTTTCTGTAGGCTACCAATACCGAAATCTTCACAATCACCACTATTGGTGGTGCCGCCATTTAATATGATACTAGTCTTCCACTTATCAGCCCATCTTTGATATCTATTCTTTAGTTCTGCGCTCTCGGCATTGTTGAGTGGCACCATTGTCTCCATGCTCCTACCGTAATCGGTAACAGCGTGTTGGAATTGAATACCTTGTTGGATACCCATCAACTGATAGATTACCAGACCATACATTTTCATCTCTAATAACTCATCCATCTTACGTGGACGTGAGTTCTCTTTATGGTCATGACACTCTAATTCCTCTAAAAACTCTTCTTTGGTGCATATCGATGCATGGAACGAATAGTTTGACAAACGGTCTTCCAGACCAGTCATATTCCAATATTGTGGCTCAAATGGTCGAACGTTAAATTCTAGGCACCATTCGTATGGCGACTTTTGAGTCCATGACTCTTCTTTACCAAGTTCTTGTATCATCTACAAATAGTTTTGGGTTAGCCATTATCCAGTTATATAGGAACTGTTGCATGTTAGGTTGTACAGGTACACCTCTCATGTATACCATGTTCTTAACCAATTCGAATTCTTGTCCTTTCTTGAAGTTCAAATCGTTACCTAACGATGCATCTTCTTTTAGCTTAAGGACTCTGCCCGTTAATAAATCTTTCTTGTGTTGCATTACTTAATATTATATTTCTCTTTTATGGCCACTTCAGCCCGTCTTATCGCCTCCAAAGCTTGGTCGAATGTTACATACGTTTCGTCCTCCTTGAATCTGTTCAATAAGGATGGATTCGTCTTAGAGAAGTGCTGGTGGTGTAAGAAAACCTCCTTATACCCCGCACCTGTCTCTAAGCCGTATGGTTTTGCGTATTTATCCCAATCAGACATAAGCTTCTACTTTAAATCCCATAAGTTCATCCAGTTCAGCCCATAGTGAGTCGGCCATCGTATCCGAAAATTTCAAAGCCTTTCTGAATTCAGGATACTCCTTAACATACATGTCAACCTTACCACCATGCTTGATGTTGGCTAGTCTATCTGCCAATTTAACTATGACCGCATCAGGATTGGATGCTATCTTTGGTAGTGTCTTAGTTTTGCGTTCCTTTCGGTTACGCCCCATCTCGTCAGTCACGCAGAACACAATCTCCGCCACATCTATACCGAAATAGTTCTTGATTTTATTGTATGATACATCACAGTCCTCAATTGTATCGTGAAGCGCACTACATATTTGCAATTTGAAACCGCACCCATTATCGGATAATACCTTTATGACATCCCTTAGATGTTTCTCATATGGGAAGATATTGTCATATCTTTGGTCCCCGTGGGCCGCTATAGCCACCATGATTGCTTCAGATAGTAATTTCTCATTGTATTCCATATCACAAAGATACTAAATATTTTTGACTTTTACAAGTTTATTGTACTATCAAAATAATTCCGTATCAATTAATCAATTGGAGAGTGGTGTTCACCCTTAATGTGATTCATGGTGTAGTTTTTCAACCTACCACTTTCCAGCATAGACTTACCCCATGCGTCAAACGTTGGGATATGTTCGTCTCTGTCGTCTTTTGGGTTCTCAGCCTTATATTTATACTAAAACAATACTATGACACCAGAAGAAAAAAAAGAAGCAAAACGATTATACGATATAGATTATCAGAAAAAAAATAGGGCTAAACTACGAGAACAAAAACGAATGTGGGCTAAAAATAATCCAGATAAGGTTGCTGCGTGTAGACTACGTAATAAAGAGGGGAAGAAAATTAGCGATAAAAAATACGCCCAAAAAAATGTCAAGCGAGAAAATGATAAAAAAATGTTATGGGCTAAAAATAACCCCGATAAACGTAAAAAAGCTAATGCGGATTATGTCCGTAAGAAGCTGGCTACCGACCCACTATATAAGTTGAAGCATTATACTAGATGCGCTATTAGGGGTGCGTTTAAGAAACGTGGGTATCGTAAGAAGTCTAGAACCCATGAAATATTAGGATGTTCATTCGATGAATTCAAATCGCATATTGAATCACAATGGGAAAATTGGATGAATTGGGATAATTATGGTAACCCAGAGGATGGTATCTATGAGCCAAATAAGACGTGGGATATTGACCACGCTGTAGCAATATCGTCAGCAATAACTGAAGAAGATGTAATCAGGTTAAACCATCATACAAATCTTCAGCCATTATGCAGTTACGATAATAGATTCATTAAGAAAGACCTACCTCAGTCTATTGGTGAGTGATGTTCACCTTTGATATGATTCATCGTAAAATTAGTCAGTCTACCATTAGCTACTAGCTCATCGCCCCAAGTTTGGAATGTCGGAATATGTTGGTCCCTATCATCATAGAGTGTTACATCAACGATGTTAGGATTGGCATTCAAAATTCGGTTAAGTTCACCAATCTTATAAGCAGATGTCTCACCTCTAGTATTGTAGTAATACCCATCAAAGGTAAATCCGTTCTTATCTAGAACAGCCTTAACTGCTCCCATAAGGTTAGCGAACTTAGTCGCACCAGTCTTATCTCCACGTCTTCCAGTCATCATGATATTCATGGTGTCTGGTCTTGCTGTGGATGTTCTGTTAGCGGCAGCTACCTGCGCTAGTGGCTTCATCTCGAATATTCTTTGGTCAAGAGATTCAACTCTGCTCCACCAGCCAACATGTGGCCACTTTTGACCGTACTCCTTCTCCCAGATTGGCTTGCCAAACTCTGGTAGTGGCGTTGAAATAAGCGTCCCGTCAAAGTCGAAGACCTCCAATCGGGTAATCTTATTAACTTCTTCTGCTAGTCTTTTTCTCAATTTATCCAATATCTCATTTTCCATTATAATCGTTTTCTATCTTTACAAAGGTACGAAATTAATTTGGATTAAACAACCTTGAATTTCCACACATAACCATATGCATGTTTTGATTTACCCCTTAAATTCGCACTAATATTTTTTCTACATAACCCAAGCTCCAGCTCAACATCTTTAGCACTTTTCCACTCTTTCAGTAGGTTACCATCCGAATCAAACTGTAATATTGGTTTTTTAATGCTTTCAGCGTTATTTTTAATCCAATCGGCTGATTTGGTAACCTTCTTACCCACCAATTTCTTATTAGCCTCTTGACAAGCTATTGTGTTACCTATTTTTTTCCTACTTTCGGATATTAATTTTTTAGTCTCCTCCGTGTGTTTCTTATAAGTTCTTCTCTTATTAGACTCAATTATCTTTTTTTTATGTTCGTCACTAATTTTTCTCCCAAATCCACCATCACCCCCCAAGGTTAAATTCATTCCATTTTCGTTATTACCGTGGAACGAATTAAATAATCCGATAAAGAAAATTTCTAACTTATTTAATTCTAATAATGTATTTTCACCTTCATAAAGTATATCAAATGTATGACCACTAAATCCATATTTTAATAATGAATGATAAATAAGTGGTTGTTTTTTACACTTTAATCTCCTATAATATGATAATCTCTGTTTTAAATTGATTGTTTTTCCAACATATATCCTACCACTTGGTGATTCTAATTTATAGATAATTCCTGTTTTTTTAATTGGCTCCATATAAATAAATATGGAGCCAATTCTCGAAATCAAAAGAATTTAAACGATTAAAGTACCGTCAAAATCAAATACCTCTAATCTGTTAATTCTAGCTTCTTCGCTCAATCTTTCTCTTAATTTCTGTAATACTTCGCTTTCCATTATTCTTTTTTCTATAAATAGTTAATTGGGTGGACTAAATGCCCACCCAATTATACTTCGATGTCGGTTCTTAGGTCATAGGTATCGTTGATACCAATTACCCTGAACTTGACTCCCTCATGCAACGTTACTTCGTTGGTGTGGAAGTGTCCGTACAACCAATCGGTGATATTGTTATTCTCTTTCAGAATATCGTACATTTCCGTTAGGTCATTCCTTTCCTGAGCCAACATTTGAATCAGCAACGGGTCATCTTTTGCAAAACCTCTTACGAAACCTCTTACGAAACCATTGATTCCGACAGGATGCGCAAAATGCGGTGCTGTATGAGTCACCACAACGTCAATATCTCGCATCTCAGCCAATATCTCTCGTTCTAGTACAAATACCTCATCTGGCCACCAAAAGTTCATCATAGCCATTCTAGGTACTCTGTCAACACTGATTGCGCCACCTACACCAAGCACTCTTTTACCCTCAATCTCAACTACCGTGTAGTCTGGGATTAACTTGATATTATCGTACATGTGGTCACCAGTCCAAAATGCTGGATTATCGTGATTACCACGAATGACCCACATAGTGTTATTGGTTGCCTTCAGTTTGGCATCCAGTCTCTTGAGTATAACTCCACCATTGATGATGCTGTCACCCATACCAAAATCACCAACATGGAAGAGATTCAACCCCTCCATCTTAGCAAACAGGTACTCAAGGTACCCGAAGTTTCCGTGTGTATCACCCAAAAAGACCAATTTCTTCGTTTTTAGTTAATTTATATTGCAAATATACGTATATTAATCGAGTTATGCAAATTTATTTTCAAGAAAAGTACCAATAAAGGAATGAACCAATTATATTCAACCATCCAATAGTACAAATAGCCACATAACTATACATTAATGTTTGTACGGCTACGTGTTGCTTCTTAATCCACTCCATCGGTTCCTCAAATTGAGGGTGTAAGCCTATGAAATTCAATATGGCTATAATACTGAATAACCATAATAACTTATATAAAAAAATCATACTCTTATCTGTGTTGCCGCAACTTCATCTGTAATGGCTAGGTTCTCATTGTAAAATTCGTCCATCCCAGTAACTTCCATCAACGTACATACTTCTACATCCTTTGGTATGTCGAACTCGTGGTCTTCACTAGGTAACTCTACCTCCGCAATCATCATTCGTGTTGTCAGGAAATCATCAATCTCCCATGTCAAATCACCAATCTTCTTCTTGTACCGTAACTTAACCAGACTCTTCAAACTTTGTTCCTCTGCCCTATCATATTCTGGCTTCGTTACCTCATGCTCAATCTCAGTACATGACATATCCGACATTCTCTTCTTCCTCGTCTTGTGGTACGTTGCAACCCCATCATTTGCAGTTGCTCGATACCTAACTGTAAACCCTTCCTTATCTCTAGGAAGATAGCATTGGTGTATCTCCAATAGTTCGTCATAATCGAATCTGAATGGGTTAACCCTCATCAGATACTTACGTTCAATTTCAAAGTCTTTTGGCATGTTAATCAGTTTATTCTTTTGCAAAGATACAGAATTAAATCCATAATTCCTAATCTTTATCGTAATATATCTTTCATCCTAAATCGTCTAACCATATTGGGCTGTCGTCACCAAGAGATGAACCAGCCACGTTGAATTCGAAGTATTCAACAGCATCATCTGGTGTCATCTCTTGTACTTCGACAAGAACCTCTAAACATTTTTCAATTGAATAAATTAATAGCATCTTATACGGGTCAATACCTATGACCGCACTATCGAAACCATCGGCAGTATAAAACCCACCTTCTGGGTACATCTCATATATGTCATCTAATATCATGATTTTATTTCAGTTACGCGACCCCTCAGACTCACGTATGAATCTAATGGTTCCCAATTAGTAATTTTATTGGATATGAATGGCTTTCCGCCTTCCGCAGCGTTAACCGCAAGTGTAATATGCGGAATGTCATTGGTTGACGGATAACCATCTACCTTAACAGCTATAGCCAAATCAGACTTACCAATCTCGGTCGCTCTTATATCAACGACCTTACCCAAATCAGACTTAATGTCCTCTGGTAATCCTTTAGCGAACACAATGGTCATATGATGAGCAAATGTCTTCCATCCCTTCGGAATTAGATGTCCCAATGCCGTCAACAATTTAGCGTGTGACTTATCATCCAATACTACAGCAGAATATAGAACCTTTGGTCGGTTTTGGTCGCCAGAGGATTCCATAATCTTTTTAACCGTTAATGTCCCAACACTCTTATGCACTTCAATCATCTTCTTAATCTTATCCAATGGTACACCGTGAGTATTTCGTCCAGCCAATACTTCAGCAGTCAAACCGTTTGTTCCAACGTCTTCAACCGTAATGTTAGCATCCGAATAACCCAATTCCAATGCTGTCTTAACATATGCTTTCGCATCTGAAGCCTTAAGATTCGTGTTGTCGATAACAATTGGTGTTACACCCTCCACCATAGACGCCTTGGCGTTTGTATGGTTCTTACTGTGCATCTTACCGTGGTCAGACCAGTCCTTAGACTCGTTCATTCTCTTGAAGGCTCCCAAATAATCTCCAGTAGCTTCCCAAAGGTCGTCAGTTGAGTGGATTACACCTTCTCCAACAATCTCGTTAGCTCTAGTGCTCTTACCAGCTCCTGTCACGGTACCCCTCTCATGATGTATAACATCTGAGAAGGGCGAGTAATTTTAACGTTCATACTATTATAGTTTTCAGACTCAACTAATTTAGTCCTCAAACTGTTCCTTATATTTTTGTTCATACCTATCAATGAATTTAATTAATCCTAGCTTACGCAAAGATACTAAAAATATTTCAGATATGCAAGTTACTTACCACCACCGCCACCAACAGCAAGTGCAAGTGAACTACAGGAAGCGTTAGCAGAGTTACCAAGGGATATTTCAGAACCTTCAGCATTAGCGGTCCAACCTTTTTCACTGTCACTTTGAGTTAAACAATATGAACAAGACTCATCACTATTTGACATAGTAACACCAAATAGATATTCAGTATCGGCAGATAAGGTGACCGCATGATTAAATGCTCCACTTGTTATGGCTATATCTTCGGCAGATATTATATCTTTTACACCACTACCAACTACCAACAAATCTATATTCATAGTTCCTGTAACAGCGCTCATACTACCTAATATAGAACCAGCTAATTTACCTTTATAATAACCTAAACTAATTGATATCGCATCATCACAACCACCTACTTCATTATCTACCTCAGTAAAGTATACTTTGCTGAGAGAGTCATTAAATGTGAATTTAGTCCAATTATCATCCTTTTGGATGTCTTCAATAGTATATTGTTGACTTGGAGCTATTTTAAAGGTACGTGGAGGTAATACCCCTCGCTTACCTAAGAATAGTAACCTCTTTGCGATGTCGTTTATAGTGTCTGGGTTTCTAACCAGTAATCGAAGTAATCGAAGTATATCGGCTTGTAATTCTGCTTCTGACATGTATCATTTTTTAATCAATAATAATAGAGAATTGTCTCTTCTATTAAATATGTCTAAACTATTACAAGTACGTGTTAACTGTAATAAGAATCGTAGACATCACCGTTTAATCCGTAGTCAATTAGAACCACCGTATCGGCACCATCTCTCTTAACAACACCATATGAATTCATCCTACCTAAGTCACCCGCTGGAACGGCATAGTTACCAATGAATTGTAATACATCATACGCAAATTCATTCTCCCACACCGACTCTCTCTCTTCTTCAGTCTCATCATAGATGGGCTTACGATTAGAACTGTGGGTGATTCCATAATTAAGAATCACTCTCATAAAGACATCCCATTCAACACCTGTTATCGTAGCAAATGTTGGTTTGGTTAGTTTTCTAGCCAATTCCATTTCAGACCACTTATCGTTCTGGTCGTAAGTATATACCCTAGCAACCAAGTCATATAACATACCTTCTTTAGAGTATCCTATCTCGACTTCGTTCTGGGCTAATCCCTTCTTGTTGTAAGCTAGTTTTAATACCTTCTCATCGTCTATTTTATAAACGATTCTAGATGAACCTGAAGAGATTCGTTTTAGGTGTTCTTGACAGTATCTAGTTCTCGCAGCGAATGAGCCTAGCTTCTTAAACTCCTCCATGTTGAACGAGCTTGGATAGTCTTCACCTATCAGAGTCTCAATGTGTTCAAACACTTCACTCTCCGATAGTACAGATTCTAGTATTGGTGATAGTTTCATTTGGACATGTGGGATTTAATTACGTCCCAAGGAACTAATACCCCATCGTATCCTAAGATACCTGTGTCACTAATTAACACCCTACCATTAGGTGTATCTATACTGTTATAGATATGACCATTCAGTTTAATGGCCTCATTAAGTTTCTTTCTGATTGAATCCTTCATGTGGGTGTTTAAATATAAATATCACCTCAGAAGGATAAAGATTAGACAGCTTCTTGTCGCTTCTTAATGACTGAGACCCACTTGTCGTTTTTAACGTCTAAACGCTCTAATAGTTCATCGTAAGTGATGTTGTAGTCGTCCAATAAGGAGAAGATACATTGGATGCTGTCAGCGCCCTCATCCAATACGTTATCACGTATTAATTCTTCGTTGTCATCGGTAAGCTTCCTACCGATGGTCTTGTTAACTCCTTGAGCTAATTCTCCGAATAACTTACATAACTTCTCAGCCGTAGGTGCCTCGTCCAGCCCATTAATCACTTACACTCTATTATATTGCTTTCTCATTTCTTATGTTTTTGACACGCACCATCTAAATGGTTGGTCATTTGAATACATGTTTCACAGAAGGCCAATTCATGATGGTTCGCACCAGTAAAAGACATATCTTCTTTCATGAATTGAATCTCGCTAGTTTCCTTGTCGAGTCTCATTGCGTTACCCAGTTTTGCATATGGTAACTGCTCCTCATCTAGTATTGAAATATTGAATGTGATTTCATCGTGCGTCTCCTTTGCTGCTCGTAGCAAACAGGTTATCGTCTCACCATCAATATCGGTTACGTGACCACCTTTAATCATGACCTTACCTATCTTGTCACCACATATGTGACATAGATTGTTATTATCACTGCATCGTTCACACACCTTGTCACATGGTATGTGACCAGTAACGACTTTAGTCCCACACTCTTCACAGTCTCCATCGGAGAACGCATGCATGACTATCATGCCGTTATGATTACCACAATCTTTCATTAGTACAAAGATACGAAAAATATTCGACTTATACAAACGTTAGTATGTATTTACTATATTTATTAATATGAAATTAACCCCAAATGATAGAATTAGAACCGACTTATGTTATAATCATTTTGACAGAGTAATGAGTGGTGAGACATGTTCGGTATGCCCAAGTAATATTGCTAATGAAAAATCCATTATGGCTGTTAGTAAAGTATTAAGCTTAAATGAGGATGGAGACACACACGTTATCATTGAGGCATTGAACGCCAAGCGTAGTCATGACATCGTAATTAATTGGGTGAAGAATGGTATTATAGGTGTTGGTATATTAGGGTTATTTAATTTAATTCTACTGGTGATTACCCTGTGGTTAGCCGTCTGAATAATAGAATTAACTCTCTATCTCTAACTTCAATGGCACCAGCCTTAATAGCCTTCTGTTTCATCTCTTTGCATATGTCGTAGTGTGGTTTTCCCTTCTTATCTTGGAAGTGTTTCTTGGCCACTCCAACGGCTTGAGCCATTGCGTGTAATTCTTCTAAGGTGTCTGCCGCCATGTGCGACATAATCATTCACCTGTACTTATATTCGTTCTTACCAACGTAAACCATTTAAACGCTATAAACATATGCCGTTATCGAACTGACACCTTTAATGATTTCACTAGCAATCCTGTGATGTCCATCTATTATATAGTATAACCCTCCACGTTCTATTAGGTACGCTTCAGTATTATTACCCACGTTATTAACCCTATCAAGGTTATCTTGACTTAAGAATCTCTGAGTAGGTACTATGTTGGAGACATTGACGGATTTTATAGGGTGACGTTCAAAATCTATATCAGCAAGCCTCATCAATTCCCAGTCAGTACCATTTGGCCCATTATTAAGATTATTATGAGCAAAAACATCGGCTACTGGGAGCTTATGTCCTAATTGTGAGACTCCTTCTGGAATAGTGTGAATATTGTCTATTTTCTTATGTTTGAACTTAGCACCCAAATCAGTTTTCATAGATTCTTCGTACTCGTATTCTGGGTGGTTATTTTTCATTGCTTGAACCATTCTGGACCCGAAACCTTTTCTCCTAAATTTAGGTTTAACTACTATGACACTAATAGATATTTTACCCTCAAATAATACGTATTCTATCATACCCATTATCTCATCATCGATATACATACCCAGCTCATAATTATCTTGACCAGAATAGGAAGCAATATGTTCGAATCGATAGTCAATGTGACCAACTGATTCGGATAAAGATTCAAATATTGGGAATAGTTTCATACATATAAATATGTCAAACTAATCTAAAGTATTTAGGTTTTTACGAAGTATTGTGCTGGTAATGAGGGTATTGGTTCACCATTGAACTCCACGGTCATATAATATACGGAATTAAATCGAGACTTACAAATTAAAGATTAGCTTTCAATTTCTTCCACTGTAGTGTATGGTAATCAATATCCCTTTCGTAGAACCAATTATCATCGTAGTACCCTTCAATTAACTTATCATGCTCATACGCATCCTTGAAGTCTCTCTTGACTGTATAAGTCTCTCCGTCTACTGTAATGGTACCTTTAAATCCACCAATCCACTCTTTACCCATTGGGGTAATCTTTTCATCCTGAACCATCACACCATCATCGTAACTCTCAACAGTCACCTCACAATCAAGGTTATGTAACTCCTTTAACTTAGCCTTGCATATATCTGCACATATATGTATTGAACCTTCCATGAATCCAAACACAGCGTCTATTAACCCTTCTTTATATTCTTTTCTCATTATACGTAGTCTTTAGCTAACTCCATTACAACATTATCACCATATATAGCATTTAATTCAGCTTCTATATCCATAGAACTATAAGACCATGCTGGGTCAACATCTTCAGCTAATTTAGTTAGGTCTACAATAGCAACTTCCATCATGGCATCGAAATCCAGATTATCCAATACGGTAATCGCGTCTTCTGGCTTTAATTTAACTACCGCACACTCATCAGGAGCAGCGATTAACCTAATAACCCTTAACGTAAACGCTGGTAACCATGAATAATCAAAGGTACCATCAAGTTTAGGTTTAATGATGTATTGTCTGGTCGCTAACATAGCTTTATCGATATACTTATGAAATTCTGGGTCAACTGTATCGTATACCCCTTTCATGGCTCTGAACGCATCTAAGAACTCTTTATCTTCTTTTTTCATATAGCAAGTATAAAGAAACATCTTGGTATTGTAAATAGAAGTGGAGAGGGGGTCGAACTCATATTTGCAGCTCCTTTACCGATAACAGGGTCGAAACCTGAACGGGCTACACCGCCATTAATATATTTTTTGAGTTAAACTACCGTTATACTCAGGATTGAAGTGCTCTATTAACTTCTTTTCCACTTCTTTATGGTTATCACAGAAGATGAAAACCACTTCATCGAATGGGAGTATCTTATGTATCCCAGACTTAGAAAAATGACCTATTAACCTTTGGTATAGGTTCTTAGACCTACCGATGTATAACGCTTCATCATCCTTTAGGAAAGCGTATACGCCCGATTCACCTCTTAGCAGTGACCAAAGACCACGTTTTCTTGGTTTAATGTCCGATTTTTGTATTCTAAGGTTAATCATACTTTCGCCCTCTAACCCAACCTTCTACAAGGTAAGAATCAAGGTCTTCTTTCTTTATCTTCTTATTCTCACCGTCTTTGGTTATCCAGCAAGTACCGTACTGAGAATTTTTATCACCAACCCTCTTTTTAGCCAGCTCACTTAGCTTATTCTTCGTTTCTTCGCTATGAGTCTTACCATGAAATCCATGGTGGGTATATACCCCCGTCTTTAGACCTTTGCGATAATTATTCATATTTTTAACAGTCCTTTCATTATGAAGCCTTCGAAATTCATCATCCTCTCTTAGCCGTTTAATAAAGTTTTTAGTACCCACTTTTGAACTCATCATAAACTTTTTTCTGTGTTCTTCACTGCTAAACCCACCGCCACCTCCTGGCGCAAGATTCATACATAAATCCTTCTTAAGTAAGTCCTCGTTGACCAACTCAACCTCACGCTCTCTCAATTCCTTTCTAGTATCATAATACTCTAGTATCTCTACCGTGTGATTATCTTTACCATGGTAGTTAAACGAGTGCCACAGGCGTTTACCTGAACCCATATAACCATCCTTAATGTTGTCGGTTGAGTGCATACCGATGTAGTACCTTCCAGTCACATCACAAGTGGTCTTGTAGATGTAATGGTATTTCTTTTGTTTCCTCATACATATAAATATGCAGCTAAGGTACAAAAGTTCCAAAGTACTCTCTCAAGGACTCGAACCCTGACTCTGAAATTCGTAGTTTCAAGTGCTTTCCAATTACACCAAGAGAGCTTATGGTACCCCCACTAGGACTCGAACCTAGACCAAAAATTTAGGAAATTCATATGCTATTCCGTTACACCATGGGGGTGTATTATACTATTGTGTGACCTGATAATTGTTTAGCCACATGTATCGCAAGTGGTGGGTATGTTTCATCAGCAGGTAATTTCGCCCAGACCGCTTTCGCAATAGGGAAGTGTACAGTATCAAATTTATCCGTAACTTCAGGTGAGTCTTCTGGTAAAGTAACCTTATCTTGAGCCTCAAACAACTTAGCCATATTCTCTGTGATATGACCCTTGAGTCCATCTAGAAGACCAGTTGCAGCCCACTTCTCAGCAACCTTTCGCCTAACTTCTTTCATGTCTTCTAGACCCTTCTTTCTACCTTCTTCGTTCATACCTCAATATATTCCTCAATGAATAAACCACTTTCTCGCTTCTGTCTGAATAAGTCATTAGCGATAATCTCTTTAACAATATCCTTATCCATGGCGTCAGTTGATATTATTGGCATGTCATGATATTCTCCGATACTATCATAATCAATAGCTGGAACTATCCTATTATTATGGTCAGTTATATACTTTGGTGTCGTCCTCGTTTCCATGAGGTGAGGATGTGTGGCTTTCTGTGGTATATAGTATTTGATACCATCAATCTTCTCAACCTTAATTCGGTACGTACAATTTGATTTGAACTCTGTTTCCTTTTCCATGATACGAAGATACCGAATTAATCTAAGAATTGCAATTAAAGCGAGTGCTTGTTAGTCTTGAATATCTTGATTAACTTGTTAAGATATTTATTGCCGACTTCATCATCATTTACACCTTTATCACCATCATAGTGAAACACCAATATATATAAGAACTCTCCGACCTCTATGATTTTGGCGGATTCTGAGTATATAACACCTTCCTTAGTGTATATTGATTTTCTAATACTATCAGGCATATCACCAACCTTAGTTCTCACTACCTCACCAGAAGCCGCCAACACCATATCCTTAATCAAATATTTATCCATTGGCATTCTATTATACTTAAGACTGTAACGTTCTTCACCAGGAATATCGTTATCATAAATTAACTCAAAATAAGGGTCGCGACCAGTATACCGTATTTTAGCTATGGCGACCTTATGTGCTTTGGTCTTATTGGCCAAAATATCAATAATATCATAGACCTCACTAATAACTCTCATCCCTGTAGCAATTGAGATTGGTGGTGTGTAGTTTTTAACGTAATACTTATACGCCATAAACCCGTTAATTCCCACTAATATTAGTAGTACCAAGTCAATTGTTAATACTGTTGCTATCGTCATCTTATTTAAATATTGTCGTTTACGACCTTCTTGAATATATTTCTAACTTTACTAATAGCTATCTCTATTTCCACCCTATCCATTGGGTCATCGAACGTATTATTCTCATTGGTAGTACCAACACTTAAATAGAAGAAAGTGTTATCAGTCTCACCAATGTAATGTACTTCAGAGTAAGATACTCCTTCTACCTTGTAGATGTTCTTAAGTATACCGTCCTTCATGTCTACAACCTTAAGCTTATTAGGGACACCTAATCCTATATCACTTAACATTCTAACATATATGTCATCAACTAGAAGTCGTTGATAATCATCCTTCACCGATTTTAATTCCTTGCTGGTTGATTCATACATCACGCTAGAATATAGGTGACTACCTAGTCTAGGCTTACCACCACCATTCTCGGTTTTAAGTATCAGAAACCTATCAACAGCACTGCTGGCTATTACTCTGTCTATTATATATTGGATTTCAGGTACATTGTCAAATTTATCTAATTCTGCATGACTCAAATCCTCATACGCTAACTCCTCCTCACCGTTAACCGATGGAGTTCTATTGTTTAGATACCACAATAATACCTGACTGGCAACACCAATCAACGCAACTGCAACCCCCCCTGTCAATAACGAATTTATAATGTCTTCCATATCTACAATTATTCTCATATAAATATGAGCCATGGGTGCCAATGTACCCATGGCTCATGATGAGGCGTGACAATAATAGATAGGTGCGTACCAGACAAACTCTTGACAGTCAGACGTATAATAGATTTCACCTACTGAGATGGGTGTCAACTTTTATTAAATTTGTCCGAGAACTTTTTTACAGGTTACTGATTTAGAGTTGATTTGAAATTATCGGCCTCAAGTTTGGCTATCATATTTCCAACATCTTTGCCCTTAATTCCGAACTTCGCCATCACTTCATCTCCGCCAACCGTCAGGTTAAACTTAAGCATAGCGATAATCATCTCCATGTTCAGACCGTTGAACTTAGCGAATTCCATTATCTGGTCATCACTTAGTGTGGTCCTAACTTGTTTACTCTTAAACTGCTTAATGAAGTCTGGATTAAGATTTGGTAACCAAGTAGTAAGAAACTCTATGTTAGTTACTTCTTCACTTGACCATTTAAATCCATTCAGTTGCCCTTTAAGTTTATTACCAGCGAATGGTAATAACAATGATGATACAACCAATGTTGAGTCATGACTCTCCATGAACGTTTTAGGGTTAACCCCAGATTTAGGGATTAGCTCTGGAAACACATGTGCAAGCAAATCGTACTTATTCATCAGCTCTAAGAACTGTATGGTTGATTTTGCCTTCTCAATACCTTTAATGAACTCATCTCTGATACGCTCACCAGAGATTTGAGACATGTCGATACCTTTACTAAGTAATTGGTCAATTTTGTTGTCCACTTGACTACCGAATCTACCAGCAAACCTGATAGCTCTCAAGATTCTAAGCTTATCTTCTTCGAAGCGTTCGCCAGCATCGCCTACGGTTCGTATAACACCGTTTTTAAGGTCCTCTAAACCACCTACGAGGTCTACAACCTCATTGGTATCCAAATCGTAGAAGAGTGCGTTAATCGTAAGGTCTCGCCTTTTAACGTCAGTGGCAATATCGGAAAACGTAACGCTGTTTGGTCTTCGACCATCACCACTGGAAGAATCAATTCTAAATGTGGCAATTTCGTATTCATCATTA